CCGTGAAACCGCTCAGAAACGCGGCGGGTTGTTCGATCAGAACGACTTCAACCGCACCTTCACAGATGCGGCATCCGCCCCGGCAGCCGCAACGGCGGTGCCGATTGCCGGGTTGCCCGAGGCGGTCGCAGTCGCGAGTTTCGTTGCTGTGTCGAAATAGACCGTGGCGCCAACCGCAAAGGCGTCAATCGCAACCTTGGGCAATATGAAAACGCCGGTCGTGGTCACGTCCAGATCAGCGCCAGAGGCAGCGGCGGCGTTGGCGATGCCGATGATATTGCCGACAATGACCACATCGCCAGATGCGACGGCAGTTGGTGTGGGGATGGTGAGGGCCGAACCGGCCTGCAAAAAGTTCTTCATGTCAGAGACCTTTCGAGGTTTTGAAGGTGAAACGCCCGGCCCGTGTCTGGGCAGTGGCGGCGATTTGAGAATCGAGGGCGGCGATTGCTGCGGCCAGTTCGGAGTCGGATTTGTATTCGACGGCTTGGCCGTTCTGGTGAACCACGCGGCGGACACCCGAACCGCGAAGTTCCACCAGTTCATCGCGCCAACCCGTCAGTTGTGTAAGCGTGACGGCTGCCATGTTCAGCCCAACATCTTCTGCGCGCCGCGCCAGTCCTGCCAGGCCGCCCCAAAATCGAGGAAGGCGCGGAAGGACAGGCCAAGCGTGTTCCACGCCTCTTGCCGCTGAATCTGGACCCCCTGCGCGCCCGACAGATAGGCATGGGCGAGGCAGAGCAGTCGGGCCGGATCAGCAAACAAGAACCAGTCCAAGGACTCACCAAGACGCGGTTCGACAAGCAGTTGCAGCTTGCCGGTGAAGGGGTTCACATCGGCCACCTGTGCGGCATAGATCGCGGCCAAGACCTTTTCGGCTTCGGTTTCGAGGGCGGGTCCGACAAGCAGGAAGCGCGGGGTCGCGCTGATTAGCGTCTTTCCGTCAAGGTCGGTACGGCTGCGCATGACCTGCCGGGCGGCGGCGATACCCGCCACGTCCAGTGCGGCACCCGCAATCAGGTTGTCGCGGCTGGCATGGAATACCGCGACGTTATCCGACAGGTTCGGGTTGCCGGTGATCAAGCCCACCATCAGATCGGCTTCGGTCTGTGCGGCGGCTTGACCAAGGGCGGCGACAGTATCGCCCAACAGGTTCAGGTCATCGTTGATCATCAGGGGGCGCGACAGGTCAAAGCGGCGACCGAAGGTTGCCAGTTGCATGGACTCTCCCCGTTCCGCCCGGCTTGTGGCGGTGAATTCGCCACTTTCGGTCAGTGGTTCCAGCCGCCCCATGCCGCCCATGCGGATTGAGTTGGAGGCTTTGAAGTCGGACAGTGTACGTTGACGCGACAGGGCTTTGAGGGGCGTTTCTGCCGCCTTGTAAGCGTCAAGCGCGACCTTGTTCGCGGCGTTGCTGACCACCAGCGGGAAGTCTGACGTGGTATGGGCAGCGCGTTGCAGCACTTCATCGGCGCTCAAGCCACGACACGACACTCCGGCGCGGGTCAAGCTATCGCGGGCCAAGTCCATCAGGCTCATGTTGACGAATTCGCGGGATGCGGCGGGCAGATCGCCCCCAGCCATGCGGAAGGCCACGGCGTCGGCTTGGCGGGTGATGATCTGCGCGGGGTCATCGGCTGCGCCGTGGGTGCGGATCATCGCGGGTTTGCGCGCAGCGCGTTGGGCTTGTGCAGCTTCGCGGGCGTCGGCGCGAAGTTCTTCGTCAGTCAGTTCTTCACCCACATCAGCGGCGCGGGTTGCCCAGTCGTCAGGCAGGTTGAAGGCAGCGCGCAGGCGGTCAATCAGCGCGGTGCGGTCATCGGGTTGCAGGTCTTTCGGCATTGATCTTTTCCTTGCGTTGGGGTCGGCGGGGATGCTGACAAGTGAGACTTCGTTGAGGGTCCAAGCGGCGGCACGTTTGGTCCGCTGACCAGCGCCGCCCATTTCGGCCCATTGGCGCACGGTGTAACCGACCGAAAAATGGGTCAGGCTGCCATCGCGGACGCGGGCAACAATGGGGCCAACATCTGCCGCCGTGCTGAAGGTCAGATCGGCCACGATGGAGTCGCCTTCGCGGCGGAAATTGGTCGCACGGCCCAAGACGGCCTTGGTGGTGCTGCGGTCATGGCTGTCCAGAAGCGGCAAGTCCAAGCCGGTCAGATCAACCCCGGCAGGGTCCAGCACTTCTGCGAAGATACCCTTGCCGTCGCGGCGCATCACCGGCGTTGCGGTTGCGACAATGGCGGTGATGGTCAGGGTGTCCGATGCCAAAGGGGCGGCAAAGGTCGCATCACGGGTCAAACTATCGAGGGGCATTAGCGGACTCCTTCTTGGGGGCGAAGGTGTCGGCGGCAATCTCGGCGTCCAGATCGGCCAAGTTCCACCCACGTTCGGCCACGGCCTTCTTGCGGCTTGTCAGGCCATTGTTGATTTCGAGGATCGTCGCTTCGGTGTCCTTCATCGGGTCAACCTGCATCGGACGCGGCGGGAGCCATTCCACCGCAAGGGTGGCGCGCGGGTCGGTTTCGAATGTGGGCAGGTCGCCGCTGATCGCAGCCCAGCCCAGCACGTCACGCCAGACCGGGTTCAACAGTTGCGGCACAAGGGTATGATATTGAATCGCCTCAACCCGCTGACGGAAGGGCAGAAGCCCAGCGCGCAGGCTGGAATAGTTGGCGTTGGACAGATCACCAGAAACGAGGTGTTCAGGCAGCCCAAGGCCAGCGGCCAGCATTTGCAGGTTGAGCCGGATGAAGGCTTGCACCTGTTGCGTCTGTTGCGGGGTCGTAAAGCGCACATCCCAACCGCCCGGCAGGCGTTGCATGGTGCCAGGTTCAAGGCTTGGCATGTCCGCGTCAAACGGGTCTGCGCTGCCCATGTCGTTCTGATTGACAAGGAAGCCTGCGAACATCGCCGCAACCTTTGTTCCGACCAAAAGCGCATCGCACAGTTGATCGAATTCAGACGCGCCAAGGATCACCGGGGCAAGCCAAGATACCCCGCGAACCTGCCCAGGTGCCAGAGGCCGGAAGACGTGCAACATCGCATCGGCGGGGATGCGAAGCGGCAGGGCGTAGGTCTGGAAGAGGTCGGTCGGTTTGGCCGGAAAGACGTGATAGGCCACGCGCCGCCCTGTGGCGTCAAATTCGATGCCGTTGACAATATAGCCCCCGCCTTCGGTCGGGCGGGTCATGGACTCGTCAACCAGTTCGGCGGGGATCACGCGCAGTTGCGGCCCGGCGTCGGTGTCGGTGATCTGCACAAAGGACTCGCCGTCGATTACCATGGCGCGGGCGATAGTCGCTTGCAGGCCCCAAAAATCTGTCAGCCCGTCCGCGTCGGCAATCTTGGCCCAGTCGGTGAAAACTGCGACCGACTCCGTTGCCCCAGTTGGCACAATGCCCGAACCAATCAACGCCCCGGCCCAGTTGGCAACGGCTTGCGACAGCCAAGGGTTGTTCATTGCCAGATAGCGGGCGCGGGCGCGCAGTCGCGGGCCAGCGACGGCGACTTCTGGTTGGATTGGCCCAAAGCTGCCCATGCTGCCCCGCCGTCCACTTGCCGCGCCATCGAAGCGGCGTGTGACCTGCGGTGCGGCTTCGCGGGTTTGGGCGAAGGTGATGTTGAAGGGGCCAAGGCGCATATCAGTGGGCCTTCTTCAACGCTTCTGCGCGGCGCAGTACGGGAAGCAGCAGGTCTGCGAGACTCAACGCAATTCGCACTATGCAGCCATCCGGGATAATCGGGTCTTCGGTGTCGAATAAGACCGCGACGATTCCAGTCAGACCGTCTTTCCGGCAGGAATAGATCGCCAGAGCAACATCACCACCCGCTCGAATGTGTTCGATAGCCCATTCAATTGGTGTTTTGTAATGTGCGATTTTTGGGCGGACCGTTGACCACGAATTTAGGGCGTGAAGTGCTGCACGATTTACAGGTGTTCCCGCCGCCAATCCGATACGCCCAAGTTCATAAAGCAGCTTGAATGAGCACGCGTCGGACAGATCAAAGAAGATCGCAGGGCGCCCACCACGCGGTTGCGGTTTGGTGGCGCGGGGCGGCAGGTCGCCGCGCTGCACTTTGGCATAGAGGGAGTGCAGCATCGAATTCCGCGCGTCGTCAGGTTCGGCCACAAGTTCGGTGATCTGGTTTGGGGTGAGGCGCATGTCGGCTCCTAGTTGTTGGGGCCAACATGCGCTTGATTTGGCAAGGAGTCGAATCTTTTTCGTTTATTATCAAATACTTATATTAACCCCTGGAGTGACTTTCCGTGATGAAATGAGACCGCATGACACCGCATGATCCCTTATGATACCATGTGGAAAGGCTATCCGAGGTGTTTGAGCGTGTGAAAAAACTTGCCCAGAGTTGATTGTTGTGTGGGGCTTACAGCGCGTTTGGCCTAGCTTGTGTTCAATTTGCGGTAGGTGCTCCGAATCAGGACTTAAGATGAATCGGCGTGTGTAGAATCGGCCGGGAGGTTAAAGGTGGAAGTACAATATTGGATTGCAGGCTTTCTTGCCCTATTGCTTTTTCTTCATATCGTTGTCCAAGCCATTGAAGCGAGGAAAGAGCGATTGAACCCTCCCGACCCAATACCAGAGCGATTCAATCGAGGATGGATTTTTCAAGGACCGGTGGGAGGTATAGCGGTCGACGCTGCGCTAAATGATATCGCTGTGCGGGGTCGAAAGGAATGGACGATTCTGGATGTTAACGAAATTGCATCGTGCGAACTTGTTGTCGCGGGTAGAGTAATCCAAAAGACATCAGGACGTTTGAACTTGGGGCGCGCTGTTGTTGGTGGGGTGTTGCTCGGTCCCGTGGGTGCTGCGATTGGCGGATTGAGTGGAAAGACGACCACAACCACTGCAATTGATGCCAGTATGATCTTTCTCCGCATAACTACTAGTCGCATGGACTCGCCAGTATTCGAAGTTCATTTTCGCCACTTCGACTCATTTCTGACTAAGTGGTCTGATGAAGCAACTGCGAAGGGCTTGGGCAATGAGTGGCTTGCCAGAATTCAGTCGGCAATCGCTCAAAAGCATAAATATGATGCGCTCCAAAGAGAACAAACATAGCAATCACATAGAGACAACGGTATTCGTTTATTTGCCTTCCAACCATTTCGATTTGCTCACAGTCGCAGGGCGATGCAGTGCGGCTGCATTTGCGAGGTCAACCGCACGGCGTTTGGGGTCGAGGTGGAACACCTGCAGGGCAGCGACTGCGTAAGTGACGCAATCTAGGGCTTCGGCCCTGCGACCTGAAATTCGGACAAATTGCTTCACCGGCACGCCCCGCGAATAGCGCACCTGAATTCGTTCGGCGGTGAATTGACCGAACCAGTCAGCGCCAAGTGAGTCGCTGTAGCGCAGCATCGGGGTTGGGGCGCGGGCGATGATCTGGGCCTTAACGGCGTCAACCCCGACCACCTGAAGCCGAATGCCCGACTTCTGGACTGACACTGTAACGGCGGGCCGATTGAAGCCGCCCATGCCCTTCAAAGCGAACACCTTGCGACCGATGCGCGGGCGGCAGAACGCATAAACCGCGTCAGTCGTGCCACCGTCGCCGGAGTCGATCAACACCGCATCATAGGTC